TATTTTGTCATCTTCAATAAATACTTCTGGAAATCTCGTAGGTCCATTAAAAGTGATTTGGGTTTGCTTAATGGTTCCAGCTATTGCTTTTACTTGCTTTTTTAACAAAAAATAGGTAGGTTGATTTGAAGTCGCATCTATACTATAAACATTTACTTCTGTTGGATTATATGATGAACTTACACTAAAATCTACAGCTTCTTGTGTTATAAAAGTTACATTGTTGCTTGTACAAATAGCTCCTTTGTCTAAAGTTAAACAATAATCTAAATTAGGAACCGTTACTGAACCCGATAAAATAGCAGGTAATAATTGATAAACGTCTAAATCCACTGTAGAAGTAGATGTTACTTTAGGTCTATAACCCATTACATATGCTATATTAAAGATGTTAGATCTATCTTTAGCAAATAAAGGGAAATTTTCTTGTATTTGAGTTTCTTGATAAAATGCTAATAAATCTCCTATCGCAGCAGCTTGGTTAGTAAAAATTATGCCAGGCTGAGCGTCAGTTAAGTCCGTTGAATTATTAGGAAAATAAGTTTGAATAAGTGCTTTTAAATCTTCACTCAATGAGTTAAAATCCTTATTTAAGTAATTTAAATTCTTTATATTAGACATTTAATGATATATTTATTGAATCTTCAGTTTTGAGAGACGTTATCTCATAATAAATATTAATAGTTACAGTATTTTCGCTTCGATCTAATTTTATTTCAATTAATTCAATATCAGGAATATATAAATCCAATTTATCCTGAATTCGAAAACTTATATCTTCTTTCGTAATAGCGTTTTCAAATAATAAAGATCTTAAACCTACTCCAAAAAGTGGTTTGAATGGTACTTCGCCTGGTTCAGTTAATACTAAATTTAAAAATTTTGATTTTACTTGCTCTTTATAAGAGTATAATTCTGTGAAAATAGATGTATTAGTAAACGTAGCACTTATTCCTAAGCTTTTTTGGTCTTGGGTTATAGTGTCTTTATTTATAATATGTCGCTTTCTAATCATTTTTATCTTTAGATAACTCTACTACTTGAGCTAATTTTGGATTTATAAATTGTAAAACAGGATCAGCTTCTTCTAACATTTCGCTTTCCATAACTGTTTGATTTCTAAATGCATTTACATCAAAACCTCCTCCAGGTTTAAAAAATGATGTAGTATCCATACTTATACCTTCGCGAATTTTACTTCTTAAAGCTTCTCTATTTTCATTTAAAGTAGGAGTAGGTTTATTTGGTTGTGATATTTTTTCATTTAAAACATCATCTAAAGCTTCCTTTACAGCTTCTTTTATTAGATTTTTAAATTCAGATTTTTTCATATTATTTTAATTTATTGTTACATATTTTTTAGAAATATATAAGATTTATGATGTAATTTTTCACGAAGTTTAATCATATTTATAAATATCTAAACTGTTATAATTGTTTTTAATTCAGCTAACAATGCAGTAGGTGTTTTAAAATATGACGGAGCGGTTTCAGCAGCTAAATTATTATATGGCAATAAATAAGCTTTTCCTATGAGTTGCTTTTGTCCATATTTGCTTATTTCTAATTTATAAGTATTTCCTTCATATAGAAAATTTTCTACAATCGGTAAAGTTGGAATTACATTTTGGCCTACTAGTGCAAACAAACCTACAGAAGGATTTGCTAAGTTTTCTAATATTTGATTGTCTAAATTACTTGCTAAATTTAAAGGATTTAAACTATTTAAAGTATTAGTCGGCTCACTTTCAGTTAATAATTCTACATTTAAATTTCTAAATTTTTCAATGTAGTTTTCAAATTTAGGTAAAATATCATTCAGCGATTTAGATAAAATATTAAAATCCGTAGCTATAATGTCTTTTGAAAATAATAAAGTTACAAATTGCTCGATAATAACTGTTAATGGATTTAATTTAAGAACAATTTCTTGAATTTCCAAAGTTTGTTTTAAAACATTTATAGCATTTAAGAGTTTCTGAATAGACTGTATATTAATGTCTAATTGATTTAAGCTATTTTTAATTGACTCAATAATTTTTTCTATACGCTGTTTGTCTGCTGCTGTTCGAACATAAAATATAATTTTATTGTCTAATACTTCTGTTTTTATATCTTTAGTTGAAGTTAAAGCAGCAAACTTATCATCTAAAGCTTGAAATATTTTATTATTTTTGTCAAGGATTTTTTTAATTCCATCTAAAAAAGGATTTGGTATCATTGTGTAAAGTTTTTAGTGGATTTTATTGATTCTAATTTTTGTAATTTTGTAGCTAATGACATGTTTAATTTAGCAGCTGCAGCATTTATTTCAGGTAATGCAACTGTTCCTACACCCGCACCAACAGCTGAACTCAATGAAGTAGAAAATGCTTGTAAATCAGAAATAATATCTTTTATTAAAGTTACGGTTTTGTCTCCTAATAAAATAGGTTCTAAATTATTTAAACCTAATTCTATACAAGGAGCATTTACTCGAAAAACATTAGCTTTATTTTGTGAATCGTCAGGTCCTACATTAATATGAACACTGTCTTGAGCTGAAATTACGTAAGCTTTATTTGTAAAATTAAATATAGAGTCTGCCTTCGAATTAAATATAAGACGATCAGAATTAAGAATAATCTGATGACCTTTATAGCTATTTATATCTTCGGGTTTAGACATTTTCGTAATATGAAGGAAATATTATTGAATTATTTTTCTTGTCAAACCATCTTTTACAGTCACCAACTGTAATATATGGTTGGTTTGGTTTACCTATACTTTTTAAAATACCATAATTTTGCATAGCTATTCGCTTACGCTCAGATTCTCTACCTAATATATGATAGTCAGGTTTACCTAAACCCGCAGGGAAAAATATAGACATATATAAATCACAAAATGATTTTAAATAGCCATTTTGTCCATATGACCATAAATATGATTCAACATAATTTAATTGCTCCACAGCAGACATTACGTATATTTGAGGTGTAGTTGTACCTAATCCTACTGCAGTCCTAGGTATAAATTGTATTAAACCTGTTGCTCTATACGCGCTTCTTATAAAAGGATCGTCAGAGTCGGGGACACCTTTAGGTTTAACAATTCGACCATAACCATCTCTACCTGCTTCAGAAGGTGGTTGTTTATTTACGCGAGTTGGGTCTAAGCTTGACTCACTAATCATTACTTTAAGTAAGTCATTGCGAGAAAAACTATTTCCTAATACTTTAAAACTATTTACAACTGCGTCTACTTTTTGTAAAAATTGTTTATTTGCTAATAAACGCTGTGGATCTAAACCTACCCCAGGAGTAACATTTCTCCAATTAACAGGAGCTTTAGATTCATTTTCTTCTAAATCATTATCCCAATCTTGCTCAGGTAAAAATTCTCTTATAACTTCATCTAATTCATATTCAGCATCGTCCCACACTAAATTTTCTTCTGTTGTGGGTTCGTCGGAGGGAATTGGATTTTTATCTAATGTAATTTGTTCAGCAATTATATCTCCGTCAGCATCTATTAAAGTTTCGTCTGTAGAATTAGAGTATGATGGCATGTATGGTCGCGTAGTAAGTTTTAAATTTAAAGATTGTAAATTTTTCGAAGCCGCGTCTAATTTTACTTTTGAACCATCTAAAATATAAATAGACGAAGGATCTTCGTTAATGTCTTCTGATTTATAACCTACATATGAATCTTCTTTTTGACCATTTTTAATAACTGTAATTGGATTACCATTTGCATCACTACCGAATTTTAATGCTTGACCAAAGCGACCATAATGAATAATGTCTCCTGCTTTAGGAGTTAAAGGATTTACGTTTTTTTCTTTAATTCCTACAGAATTAATACCGTTAGGTAAAATATTATGATTTATATTATCCCACACATTTAATGGTGAAGAATAAAAATAATAAACACCTGAACTGCTATTATCTTCTGTTAAATTATTAACAGCATGGATTTGAACTATTTCACCAGGCAATGGATATTTAGCAGTGTCAGCTTGTAAAGGTCTTGCTATTTTATAACTGTCTGAAGGAATGTCTTCTCCGTCAAATTCAATTGGTATAAATTTTATATAACCAATTGAGCTTTCATTTTGTAATCCCGGTGGGAAATTTGTATCTTCACGAGTTAATTTAATATATTTAACTCTACATGTTGTTAAATTTTCAGGTAGAAATGAACCAGGTGACTCTTTTCGTAAATTGTCTCCTAAATTACTATTAATATTTACTAATGGATTAGCCATTTAACATTTTTATAACTGGTCCGTCTCTTAATTCTTTTGCGGTCTGCAATAAAGCGTCTTTTTCAGCTTGACTTAATGAACCTCCAGATGAATCGGCTTCTTTGGGAGCAACTACACGCTGAATAATTCCAGCTAATTTAATTAATTGCTCTTCATTTTTAATTTGCGAATCAATAATACCAGTATATGTTTGACCTAAACCTACTTTAGTTCCTACATTACCATCTATAAATTCAGTTTCAATACTTTCGGCTGCCTTACTTAAAGATTTACGTTTTTTCTGAATATTAGTATGTATTTCCTTACATATGTCTCCAAATGAAATACCGTCATATACTTTTTGATCAAATGCGTTTGTACTCATACTTATAAATATTAGAATGTTTCATATTTATCCCAATCATTATATAAATTATTGTATAAGCGTCTTAATTCTTTAACTACTTTAGATATTTCTATACTTGTAGCTTCGGGAACTAGTTCTTTAATATATATAAATAAAGCTTTTTTATTAACATTTTCTAAACTTGAACTGTGACGCATTAATACTAAAATAGCGTCTGCTATTCGCTGTTCATGCTTGTCCGGAAATAATGTAAATAATTTGTCGTCAACAAATTTTATATATTTATTGATAAATGGAGTTTTATCTTCATATTCTTCGTCAGGAACTTCGACATTTTTTAAGTCAACCCTATTAAGAATTTTTTTATAGTTTTTTGTATTGTATAAAATAAGCCAGCGTTTTACAATTGTGCCAAAGTAAGAGTAAGCTTTACCCTTAGAAGGGTCATAACCTTTAATTTTATCTAATAAAGTAATGATAATTTCAAACTTTAAATCGTCTAAATTGTCAACTTCTGTATAATAAAAGCGAAAACTATGAATTATATTTTCAGTTAATTTAAAAAAAGCATTGTGTATTCGCTTATGATAAATTAAATTCCTAATTTCTGGATTAGGCTCATTTATATATTCTAAAATAGCAGCTTGTGTGTCGTCTGTAAAATAAACATTTGATTTCTTAGGCTTACGCTTGCGAGGAGTTCCTTTTTTGGTATATAAGATTTCTTCTTCCATATACCAAATATACTAAGTATTTTTTACTTAACCAAACTAGCTGTTTTTAAATCAATAAAATTATTAAAAACCGTTGATTTATTTGACAATGACAATGAAGGCCAGTCTTTTAGCATATTAGAAACACCTAATTCTTCTAGCATATAAATTAATTTAACTTCGTCTCCATGTAAAGAAATGTCTTTTACAAAGTCAGTGATTTCTTGCACAGAAGCAAATGTATAAGTTGGTTTTGGGGTAGGTGTCGAAGAGGGAGTTTGAGGCGTTTCTACGTGGTTTCCTTCGCGCCATTTAGTTAAATAATCTTGTATTATTTTAAGGTCTGAAAAGAAAAAACCTACTTCGTCGTCTGAAGCAAATGTCCCTCTTTCATCAATTAAGCGAATTCGTTCGGCTGAAACGTCTATTATTTCATTTAGTTTTTGTAGATATGAATCTCTAGTTTCAATTTCGTCTTCTAACTGCTCTACTTTCAATAGTAAATTTCTTACCGCATAAATTGCAGCTAGGAGACCTACCGTAAGTATTCCTGAAATTATATACATATTATTGTTTCTTTTGTTTTATTAGCCACTGTTGTTCAAATTCAATTTTACTCGCAACGATATCTGCTTGATGTAAAATGTAAGGTAAAGTTGTCCTTAATTTAGTTTCAGGTAAATAACCCATTAAATAATTTTTATTAGCGTCACTGTATAGACCATCATGCAATTTAATTGCTAGGGTTTCATTAAATGTCGCTTTAATACCATTTTCCTGCAAAATAAATAAACTTCTATCTGGAACTTCCATAAATGGAATATTGGTATTAGCTATATATAAAAGACCCTGATTTTTTCGATGCCAGTCAGAATCATTTTCTAAATAGAAAGGTTCACCGTCGAAAAATACTTTACCTAAGTCATGATTTAGAGCGCTGAATAATAATTCATCATTTGTATATGATTTAGATGCACCCATTTCTTCCCATAATTTATGTAAGCGAAACGCGGCTTTTACTACATTCAGTACGTGAAATACATAGCCTCCTGGAAATGCACTATGATATGATGCTTTAGTTGAGGCTGGACATAGTATGAAAAAGTCTTTATTCTTTTCATAGAAGGATTTTACCTGGGTCTTCCTCGGTTCTTCTAATAGGTCAATTACCTCTAGTAACTTATCCCAGTTCTCTAGGATTTGATTTTCATTTAACATTTAAAAAATAATTTATTAGTTTTTATTTAGGGTGTCTCTTTTTACCTATAATTTTTACTAATTTTTACTTACAGTAAGTTTTAATTTTAATTAATTCTTAATGAAGTTTAAATAAGTAATTATTATTTTTATTTAGATATTTTTAGTTATATTAGCTTATATTTTATATCTACTATCTATATTTCAATATAAATAAATTAATATATTATAAAGATAATAAAAATCTTTTAGGAAGGCAAGTTTTCTTAAAAGAAATTTTATAGAATATTAAAAATTAAGTAGCTAACTTTCGAGGTCTGCCTCTTTTACGTGTTTCTTCCGTCAAAGTAATGACCTTGTCTTCTTTTATACGACACCGAGAAAAGTCTCCACCCATACCTATATATAAAATTTCTAGGGTAGGGTTTGTAATATTTTGAAAGTAATCTAACACTTCATCAATAGACCACATGCGAAATATACGTTCCTGCGTTTTATTTCGAATGCGATATCTTACGAAAATGTTTGTTTGAAACGCTGCTTTTGTTCGACTCATAAATATTTTGTGTAATTTCGTTAAAGGAATATGTACGTGGAGGATAAAATGAACTTTGCGTTTTTATACCAACCCAAGCTTTATCTGTGTTTTCTCTGCGAGAAAAATCGGATAAAAAACGAAAATAATTTCTTAACATAGATCTCATCATTTTTATAAAATTTTAATTTTTTTCAATGTTTTTTCAACTTTTTTCCAATCAACCATAGGAGGTGTCGCTACGGTACTCTTCATAAGAGGAATGCCGGACGCCGTGTCGTCTAAAAATAATGTAGACATACCTTCATAAGGATTCCAAAACCCAGGCTCTAATTTTGTATAGCGTACAGTATGAATGTTTAAACCTGCTTTTAATAAATAATCTACACTTCGCTGAAATGAAGCGCGATCTAATTCTACACGCTTTGTATTTAGTATAATTTTGTAGCCTCGCTTTTGTAATTGTAAGCATATATCTACGCTGTGTGGGACGGGTGGACCTTCGGCAGGCCACATATGTTCAACCATGGTCCCGTCATAATCTAAGTATATAATCATAAGCTAAATGTATGAAAATTTTTCGAAGTTACAAAGAAAATTTCTTAGTAGTCATAATAAAAATAACCGTCTCGACCTATTTTACTTTGATTGTCTCGAATATTGTAAGAGTTAGTCATAACTAAATTAGGTGCTTCATAAGTAATAAATATGGTAGGATAATTAAGGTCCCCCGTCTCACAAATAGTGTAAAAGCGTGTTAATAATTTTACACAAAGTAAAAGTTTATCTAATTTGTCAATATAAATATCTATGTCAGTAGGAGATACATGATATTTTACAGCAAAATCACGCACGGAATTAATGTCCGTTAAACCATGCTTATAAAATTGTAAAAATGCCTTTGTGGGAATTTCAGAAGGTAAATCAATAATATATGGTGTGTTTTCCTTAAGTGGATGATATTCCAAATTTATAGCTTCACGACCATATGAAGCCCAATAATGATATTCTAATAAATAATCTCTTAAAATTTCTACTGAAAAGTCTTTGTAAGCTTTCTTTGTTAGTAAAGCTTTTTGCTTAAATTTAGGAGTATAAGGTACACGTATCTTCATACTAATAAATATGATGCGAATTAGAATATTTTATAAATTAGAACTGAAGCCTATAAATGGATATTATCAAGATAATTATGGTTATTATTGGGTATGTTCTATTAATGATAATGATAATATGTTTTACTCATTGTATAATTCAGAAAATATTGATATATATAAACAATATCGAGGTATACAAGTATATGACGAACACTTGCGGACGTGTAAAGATAATGTTAAAATTATAGCATAAATGCGAATCCAGCCATTTAAAAAAATATATTTAAAAAATATAATAGAGACTATTATATAGACGAAAAGGGTCTATATTGGTATAATTTTTATAACGATGATGACAAAGATTATTATGCTGTAGGCTTTGATACCAGAAAATGGCAAACACATCGTGAATACTTAGAATTTAAGCCAACGCAAATTCATCCCAAAGCTTTTTTATTTCATGAAAGAATTGTAGTAGATGCTAAATATATAAAAATTGTAGAATGAAAATTGAACCATATCGAATATTAATATTAGATAGAGCTTTATGTGATGAATTTGACACATGGTGGTATGAAGAGGAACATTCATATATAGCATATGATGCTGCATGGAAAATTAAAAATTATAAAAGATACACTAAAGTAAAATATGTAAATGAAAATCTAATAATAGATAAAAAAATACATTAAAATTACAGTAGAATGAAAATCCAACCATATCTAAAGTTAGACTTATATGCATACGACTTTTATTATAAAGATAAATATGGTTGGAATTGGCTGTATGATAAAGATACAGATACTTTCATCTCATTA